TGGAACCACGCTGTCCCTAGCCGATAGCACAACCAATGCAAATAATGGAACGGGTGTAAACGGGCCAACAGCCGTCACAGGTGAAATGGATGGTGGTCTAGGCGTATCATCAGCAGCAAGTTCCTATGTAAGCATCCCTAGAATTAACCCTGCCGCAATTAGTTTTTCAGCATGGATCAACGCGACAACATTTCCCAATGCATATAACGCTATTGAAAGCTGGGTCGGGTCACAAACTTTGGACTTTCATCAAATGTTTGTTGAGAGTTCTGGAAAACTTGCGGTCTATCTAATGCCAACGGGAGGGGCTGTAAATTATGATGCGACAGGAAGCCATACCCTAAGCGCAAGTACATGGTATCAGGTCGCATATACCTACGACAGTACTGTAGGTCTAACTGGATATGTAAATGGTGCAGTCGATGCAACAGTAGCAGCCAATGGCACTTTAAGTATTGTCGCCGCCAATAGCGGTTCAATCGGAACCGATTTAAATACGGCCGGACGTAATTTTAATGGATTATTAGATGAAGTCCGATATTCAAACATAGCACGTTCCGCCGATTGGATTTTGGCCGCGTACAATAGCGAAAGCTCGCCATCAACATTCTATACAATCGGATCAACAGGAAACGTTCCCGCCGCCGGTACGATTACGGGCGCAGCAACCGTCGCCGGCGCCACCAAAGCGCTGCGCCGCACGGCCGGCGCGATAGTTGGCGCTGCCACTGTTGCCGGTGCCACCAAAAAATTGTTGGAAACGCACGGCACGATCACCGGCGCAGCAACCGTCGCTGGCGTGGCGCGTGCGACCCTGCAATGCCACGGCACGATTACCGGCGTCGCCACTGTTGCCGGCGTTGGCAAAATGTTGGCGATTACGCACGGCACGATTGCCGGCGTAGCAAGTTGCAGCGGTGCCGCGTTAGCTCTTTGGAAATCAACCGGTACGATCGCCGGCGCCGCAGCTGTGTCGGGCGCGTTCCGCGCAACAGCCCACTACAACGGTATGATTGCCGGCGCCGCAACAGTGTCGGGCGCGGCTAAAGCCATACGTCGCACCGCTGGCACGATTTCAGGCAGCGCCACCGTGGCCGGTGCGTTCCACGCCATCGCGCATTATTTCGGCACGATCACCGGCGTAGGTTCTGTTATTGGCGCGACGGGCGGCGCGATCACCAAGCCGTCAGAAGGCATAATTGTCGGTATCGCCACTGTCGCGGGTGCCACGCGCGCTATTCACGCCGGCGCAGGCACGATTACCGGCGTTGCGACGGTTAGCGGCCATTTTCGCGGTATGGCCTATTTTGCCGGCACGATCGTTGGCGCGGCCAATGTCGCGGGCGCTACAAAGGTTTTTCATACGGCAGCCGGCGCTTGCATCGGATCAGCCACGTTGGCAGGCACAACTTCGGCAAGGAAATCTGCTTATGGCACGATTGTTGGCGCTGCTTTTGTTGTTGGGATACCTCTTAGTGAAGTTGTCAGAGCACGGGGTTTTATAGTTGGCGCGGCTTTTGTTGTCGGCTCAACGCTTCCCCCAATCGCCCGTTCATGCAATATATTGTCGGGCTTGGACCGCTGCAATTTGCGGCGCGGGGGATGTGGGATGCAAACAGTTGGTGACTGGGAGGAAGCAAACCCAACTGAGGTTCAACCGTATGGGTTGGACTTTGATGGGGCATTGCCGCCCGGCGACAGCATTGCCTCGGCCGAATGGTTTGCCCTGCCGACCGTCAATGCCGAGGATGACCCTACGCCGAGCGAACGAATTAAAGGCGCGGCCACGGTGTTTGGCACGATCACGACGCAATTTGCCGGCACGTTTCAAGCCAACGTGACTTATGCCTTTGGCGCGACGGTTCAAACTCGTTTGGGCGCTTCGCTCACCCTTTGGGGCAATCTCAACGGGGTACCGATCGGATGTTAAATTCTCTTAAGTCATGGTTGCATCAGTTTACCGCGCCGGCGGCGTTGCCTGTTGTCAAGGTTGAGCCTGTAGCGCAAGCGCGCCTACCCAAGCGCGATGCTTTCTTTTCCACGCTGCCCGACGTTGGCGATCGGCCGATGGAAAAGGAAAGCTGGGATGATTTTTTCAAACGCCAAGACTTAAAATCATTCCAACGTAAAGCCAAAGACTTTCAAGTTGTCGGCACGGCAACCGGCATGGACGGCGCTATCACCGTGGCCGCGATGGACGGCATGGAATCGCCGGACGGGATTGACGGATTTTACAGTATTGCCGGCGGCGCGCCGGTGCCGGCCGTTCAAATCAGCTGGTACAGCGCGCAAGGGTTTATCGGCTACCAGCTTTGCGGCATTCTCATGCAGCATTGGTTTATTGATAAAGCTTGCGCCATGCCAGCGCGCGACGCCGTGCGTAACGGGTGGGATATCACTCGCCACGATGGCGAGTTGATGACGCCGGAATTGCAGGATGAGTTTCGGAAATATGAGGAATCATTTCACGTCAAAGCGGCTTGCGTTGAAGCGGTGCGCAAGATGCGCGGCTTTGGCATTCGAGTGATTTTGTTTGAGGTTAATAGCCCCGATCCAGACTATTACGTTAAGCCTTTTAACCCCGATGGCGTTACGCCGGGGAGCTACAAAGGCATAAGCCAGGTGGATCCCTACTGGGTGACGCCTGAATTGAATTTTGACGCGGCGGCCAATCCCGCCAGCCGGTTCTTCTATGAGCCGACGTACTGGCGCATCAATGGATTACGTTATCACCGCTCGCATCTAGTGGTGATCAAGACGTGCGAGGTCCCCGATATTCTTAAGCCTAGCTATTATTTCGGCGGCATTCCTCTGCCGCAACGGCTTTATGAGCGCGTTTACGCGGCCGAGCGCACGGCCAATGAAGCCCCGCAATTGGCGATGACCAAGCGAACCACCGTCATTGAGGGTGTGGACATGGCGGCGGCTGCGTCCAATCCAGAAGGGCTTAAAGCGCGATTGCTGCAATGGGCTTTTTATCGGGACAACTATGGCGTGCGGATTTCCGGCGCCACCGAAAAAGTCAACCAAATGGACACGACGTTGACGGATTTGGATACGGTCATAATGACCCAATATCAAATCTGTTGCGCCATCGCTGGCGTGCCTTCAACCAAAATGATGGGTTTGCAAGTCAAAGGCGGCATTGGCAACACGGGTGGCTACGAGGAATCTAGCTACCATGAGGAATTAGAAAGCATCCAAGAACATGACGATAAGCCGATCATTGAGCGGCATACGCTGCTTGTGATGCGTTCCTACATTTGCCCCAAGTTCAACATTGCGCCGTTCCGAACCAACGTCGCCTTTGCGGAGTTGGACACGGAAACAGCTAAAGAACATGCCGAGCGCACCAATCTTGAGGCGGAGCGTGATTATAAATGGGCCATGTCGGGTGCGATTGACGGTCTGGATATCCGCAACCGCCTCATCAGCGATAAGGATTCAGGATACAACGGGATTGAGGAAGCCGAGCCCGAGGGTCCGCGTCCGCGTCAGGTTGTGCAGCCAGGCGCGCCCACGACGGCGCCCAATACCCCGCCTGGAACGCTGCCCACGCCGGCGCCAGAAGCCAGCACATCCACCGCGTCACCGCCGCAAGGCGAGCGCCCGGCGCTTCCGGCCCCCAAACCGCAGACTGGGCAAGACGAATTGGAGGCAGCCATTGCCGACGTGGTGCGCGCGATGGCTGGGCTAGGTGCGTAGGCTCAACACCCGTGCCCGCAAGGTATGGCCGAAGGGTCATAAAAAGCCAAAAGTCATTCGTGGGCTGGATCTCGCGTTGCCCGCCGGCGTGGCGTCGCGCTACGCCCGCAAGCTACAAAAGATGGCGGAGGAAATGACGCGCACAACGCAGCGCGAAATTACCGCGTTGTTTCGTCATCCCGACGTGCAGGATTTTTTCGCTAACAGCGGTATGGATATTAGCCCGGCCAGCCAAGCACGGATTCTCACCAACAAGCTTAAGGAACGATTTGACCAGTTGTTTGGCGCGGCGGCTGGCGTCACAGCGGCCACGATGGCGGAGGAAGCCAACGAAGCAAGCGAGGCGGCTGTTGATATGTCGTTGCGCGAGCTGTCGAAAGGGCTGACGCTTTCCACCAAGGCAATCACGCCGGCGATGAAAGAGTTTTTAAAGGCTTCGATCGCTAACAACGTGTCGCTAATCAAATCCATCCCGTCGGAATTTTTTCGCGACGTGCAACAAGCGGTTTTGTCCTCCATCACCGATGGCAAAGGGCTGGATGATCTCACTAAATTTTTCGAGAACCAACACGGCGTGCAATCGCGCCGCGCTAAGAATATCGCGGTGGACCAAACCCACAAAGCCTATAACGGGCTCAACCGCGATCGGCTTAAGTCAGTGGGCGTTAGCAAATTTGAATGGCTGCACTCCGGCGGCGGTCTGCACCCGCGCCAACATCACATTGACCCGTGGC